GTTTGCTATGAGGAGATTTGATTGATAAATAAATTGTGGTCTTGGTTGATACAAGCAGTAAAAGAAACTCTTAACCTTGCTTGGACTTTAGTTGGATTAGTAATTGCAACACTTACATTGACAGGGCAAGCTCAACAGATAACTGCCATAGCTACTGTAATAACATTAGCAATATGGTTGTTAACAATAGGATTTAGAAAATAATGTGTACAACAACTCAGAATAATAGAGGAACGTATGTAACAATATGCAACGCCAAGTATGGTCTAATGAGTTGTGAGGAGAGTAATGAGTAACGGATACACAAACAAGGAAATGCTAGAACTTATATTGAAGAATCAAGATAGATTACACGATAGAATTGACGACATAGAAGATAAGATAAATACTAAAATCTCAAGGCAAGAACTTTTTGCTACATCAACTCTTATATTGCTAGTAGTTGGTGCAATTACACAAATCTAATAAATCTTCTTTTCGACTTGCATACTTTATAATCTTTGATTATTATTCATAGTATGAATGAAACATATAAATCAGAAGTTTTAGGAACAGAGTTTACATTAGTTTATCGTCCTAATAAGAATGGAAAAATAATGCCTTATGTAGAGCTTGAATGTTCTAGATGTGGTGGTGCAGGTATTTATACATATCAAACTGGTACTTGCTTCAAATGTTGGGGAGAAAAAGTTGAATATAAAGCTCTAAGTACTGTTAAAAAATGGGAAAACCAATCAATAAAATCAGATAAGGAATACGAAAAGTATCTTGCAACTTTACCATTTTTGGCACAATATCCAAAAGAAGTTAGTAACGAAGAATTAATTGAGTTTAATAATGAAAAAATTACACCTTTAAGTAATGGTTTACAAGAAGTTATAGGGATTGTTACTAACAGATATTATGCAGAAACTCCTTATGGAAGCCAAGAAAAATTAGTTGTAGATGTAAATGGTAATACACTTTGGGTCAATGTAACTAAAGCTCTTGAAGATGTTAATAAAGAGGACACTATAACAATAGAATTAGAAGTCAATATGTTTAACGTTGATGAAAGAAAAGGCTCAGGCAAAGCAGGTAGAAGAAAACTTATCAATCACATAAAAGCATAATTAAAAAGACCCTTGAAGCTATTGCTAGTATCAAAGGTCTTTTTTTATATTTTAATCACAAATTACAAAATTTACGATTAAACTTATTCCTATGAAAGTAAAAGGAACAAGTTGTATGTTTTGTGGAAATCAGCTTACCACAAATCGTGGTACTTTGTTATGTGATAACAAAATTTGTATTCACAATCACAGGAAACATACTAACTTACAGAGAACGTCTTAACTTAACAAAGTAAGGAGTAGTAATGCCTTCTTTAATTATTGAAGGTGTAATCTCGTGTCTCTTAATTATGCCACCGAGCGTGGATAACTTAGAGAAGTTTATTGATTGCAGGGAACAATATAATAAAGTAGAAGTAGTCCAAGAGTGGATTCCTCTATTACAAACATACTTCAAAGAAGAAGATGTTTTGCAAGCTAGCCTAATGGTCTTTTGTGAATCAACTGGCAGACCAAGAAGTTATAATAATAATACTAATGGCACGCAAGATATTGGTTTGTTTGCTATGAATGATACGACTTGGAACTGGCTACAAGATAAATTAGATTTTACTGGCGATAGACGAGACCCAGTATTAAATACAAGGATTGCTAGTTGGCTTTTCTATAATGACGGAAGGGGGAAACATTGGTACAGTTCAGAACATTGTTGGGACTATGATTTTTGACGAAGTAATATTAGACGATTTAGATGAGGAGTTAAATGATACAAACTTACAATTTTGCAGACCAAGACAAAGTTGGAAAAATGGGAGAGCAGTTAATACTAAAGCATTACAATACTCTTACAGACGAAACAGGAAACAAATACCACGCAAGACCAACTCGTATGTCAGAACAACTACAAGGTGCAGATATTTGGGTGTTCAACCAAGAACTAAAAGACAATTACATAGAGGTCAAAACAGATACGCAGATAGTAGATACAAACAACGTAGCGTTGGAATATCTTATTGAACAGGAGAATGGAGACTTACAGATTGGTTGTCAGATGAAAACGTTTGCAGACTTTATGATGTACTGGAGTTACCCAACTAACTTTGTAAGGTTTTGGAAACCAAGAGTATTGCAACCTTACTTACTGACTTGGATTAAAGAAGATAAGTATAGAACTATAAAGGTTATTAATGAGAATGCACAAGGTAAGAAGTGGTTTGCTCATTGTTTACTTGTCCCAGTATCAGAGTTTGATAAACTTAAGTCTGTAAATAACTTTTTAGTAAGTATGGACATAGTAGAGAGTGTGTTAAGTGAGTGAACTAGATTGGCAACCTGATGAAACATTCTCTGACTATAAGAGAAGGAAGCACGCAGGGTTACAAGGTATGGGACAAAAGACTGTTAAGAATAGAGAAGGTTGGTCAGACAATCAAAAGCGTGGGCTAACTAATAAGAACAAAGGTCGCAGGAAACAAAACCTTGCAAGGAAGAAGCTCAACATACCTGACACAAAGTTTAGAAGCCAAATGGGTAACGAGGAATCTTGGAAGGGCGAAGTCAGAGTAGAAGTCAAAGCAGGGAAACAAGTACAAACCTTATGGACAAAGTATCTAAAAGCTAAAGAACAATCAGATACAAACACAAGCATAGGAGATACAAGACCATTCTTGTTTGTTGCTATGCCTGACGGTACATCTAATGGCTTGGTTGTTATGGAGTTAGATAAGTTAGAGGAGATTGTGTTTGCCTTGATAGAGACTTGGGATAGTCAAGCATAAAATTGGTTTCACGTGAAACAGAAGTTAATATTAAACAGTCCTAAAAACATATTCATAAATATCTCCGACTTTGTAACCTTCAAATGAGATAAGGACTTTATATTGTCTGCCTATTTGTTTTGGTTTTGTCATAGCACCAAATTCTAAGTTTAATGGACTATGATATTTGACGAAGCCTGCTTTAATCATACACTTGAAACAAGTCACACTTTTGTCAGTCTCTAAATAAGTAGCACTCTCTTTGTTACGAGTTTTAAACTCTGTACCACAAATTGTTTTAACATAAAATGGGTGGTAGTCTTTTTCAAAACTTACATCATCAAGGATATGTTCTTTACCTTCCATATCATAATGATAGGAGTCTCCATACCAGTCTCGGTTTCTTGCTTTTAAAGTTCTGTAATTTAGTTCATTCATCTTTTTCTCCCTTATTACCTTCTGTCTGAACTTTGCCGAAATTTCCGTTTAAGAAAGTTTTTTTTCTTATATTTACTTTATGTCTAAACTTTTTAAAAATTTCCAGTATAAAATAATTATTTTATTTACATTGTGAAATAATTCACAACGCCTAAGTCTCGCCTAAGTCAAATATGTATTAGTCCCAAACAAATCCTAATTAAATACCCTAATATGTCACAATCATAATCTATAATTGAAGTAGTTAAAAGACAGGACGCAAATGACACTTAACGATTATCTTGACCAGTATGAGAGACACCCACAAAAGTATGGTTACTTTTATGCTACTGAACAAAGAGCTTCACAATGGGAAGAAGTTCTTAGTGCCTTACACAAAGGCTATCTTGACACAACACCACTTGTTGATTACTTAATTGATGAATGTGGTTGGACAGGAGTCGCACCCAAGACAATAAGGAATCGCATTAATGAAGAAAAAAACAGAATCCGAAAAGCTAAATCAGTTTCTTGAACTCTATCAAGACAAAGAGTCTAATAAGAAATTAGCAAAACAAAAATATCCTATTGGTTGGCAACCACACGCAGAGTACGACCCTAAGTCTAACAAAGGTACATTAGTCTCTCGTGGTACACAAGAGCAAGAGCCTGAGTTTGCCACGCTACTACTTGAGTGGGGATTCGACCCAAAGGAATATGAGATAGTAGGAAACCTACAAGTAAGAACTTGGGATATGAATATGGGTGGTGGAGAGACCCAACAGGCTTGGTACTACAAAGCAGACATCAGAAAAAAAGTACCTAGCTTAGATACAGACTATGGTCAGCTTCTTAAAGAGATTAAATCTTACAAGCCTAAGACTGCACCAGTTAAAAAAGGTAACACGGCTTGGTTATATTATGTTTCAGATTGGCAACTCGGAAAACGTGACGGATTGGGTAGCGAAGGTATTGTCTCTAAAGTTCTTGATTCACTTATTACTGCTAATGCAAGACTTAAAGAATTGCAAAAGACTGGTCACAAGATTGACGAAGTGTATGTCATTGGTCTAGGAGATATTGTAGAGAACTGTAACTTATCAGGTTGGT